ATTCACTTACTAGATCCCAACAGAGAATTAAACATAACAACAGGGCATTATATCAAAATCGTTTTTGAAGATGCGGTAAATCCTTTTCCTTTGTTCTATGTTAGTGAAGTCCATAGAGACGAGAATACAAACGAACTATCTATAACCGCATACGATGCCCTTTATAGGGCTTCCGCACACACATACGAAGAACTTACCGAATTAAGCGAGACATTCACATTAAATGATATTGCGGTTTCTATTGCTGGCTATCTAGGGCTAACGGTTTCATTTGTTGGTGCTGGTGATGCGTTTAGCCTTGCTTTTGAGGGACAAGCAAACCTAGACGGAACAGAGGATTTAAGGTTTGTTCTTGATGCTATGGCAGAAGCAACGCAGACAGTCTATTATATTGATAACCAAGAGCGTTTAACATTCAAGAGATTAGACAAGGACGGATCTGCCGTATATACCATTAGCAAGGATAAATATTTTACGCTAGAAAGCGGGGCTAACCGCCGTCTAGCGTCTATTTGTTCTGCTACTGAACTAGGGGACAACTTAACCGCAAGCCTAGATATCACAGGAACAACGCAGTATATCCGCGATAATCCGTTTTGGGATATGCGGGAAGATAGGGCTAGTCTAGTTGATAACGCATTAACTGCGGTTGGTGGTATGTCAATCAATCAATTTGTTTGCTCTTGGCGGGGTAATTATCTTCTTGAAGTTGGAGACAAGATAGCACTAGAAACGAAGGATAACAAAACCGTTATTTCATTTGTTCTAGATGATGTAATTAGTTATGACGGCACATTGTCCCAACAGACGCAATGGCATTATACAGACGATGAAGCAGAAACAGCCAGCAATCCAACAGGGCTAGGGGATGTAATTAATAAGACATTCGCAAGAGTAGATAAGGCAAACAAAGAAATAGCCATTGTAGCAAGCGAAACCGCAAGCAATGCCGATAATATTACATCCTTGCTCTTGAATACTGAAAGCCTTACCGCAACCGTTCAAAAGATGGAGACGCAAACCAGCGACAATATCACGGCATTATATAACGATATAGCCCAAATCAATAGCAAGGTTTCTGCCAGCATTACCGCCGAAGATATTAGTTTAGAAGTATCTAAACAGATAGAAAACGGCGTTAATAAGATTGAAACTACAACAGGTTATGTATTTAACGATGAAGGATTAACCGTATCTAAGACAGGAAGCGAAATGGCAACCCAAATAACAGAAGATGGAATGATAGTTTCAAAGAATGAAGAAGCCGTTTTAACTGCTAATAACATCGGCGTAAATGCCGTCAATCTTCACGCAACCACTTATTTGATTATCGGCAAGAATAGCCGTTTTGAGGATTACGGCGATAATAGAACTGGCTGTTTTTGGATAGGGGGTTAATTATGGCATTAAGTGGAACTATAACAGGAACAACTAATAATCAATGGATTGATTGTAAAATTGAATGGACGGCTACACAATCCGTAAGCGGTAATTATAGTGAAATCACAGCAGTTTTGTATTATATCCGCACAAATACAGGATACACAACCCACGGCAATTTAAGGGGAAGTATCACCATTAACGGCGAAAAGACTTCAACAGTTAATGAAATTTGGATCACTGAAACGCATTGGGAAGAAGCGTCAAGAGTAAAGACAAAGGTTTATCATAACTCTGATGGCACAAAATCTACTACCATTTCCGCAACTGGCTATATTAACAATACTTCTCTTGATAGCACTAGTATCAGCGGAACTATAACGCTAGATCAAATACACAGAAAAGCATATATCACTTCTGCGGAAAACTTCACAGACGAAGGAAACCCGAAGATTACATATGAAAACCCAGCAGGAAGCGGGCTGGATAGTCTCCAAGCGTGTATTTCATTTGATGGTGATATAGATATTCCGTATAGGGATGTTAGCAAGACTAGCGGAACATATACATTCAATCTTACAGAAGCAGAAAGAAAGATTTTACGCCAAGGCACAACAGGCAAGAGTAGAACCGTAAGATTTTATCTTAAAAGTATAGCAGGAAGCGAAGTTGTATATACACATATTGAAAAGACGCTAACAATAGTAAATGGCAATCCAACTATTACGGCAGTTATTAAAGATACTAATAGTATGGCTACGCTATTTACAGGGGACGAAAATATACTAGTTCGGTATATCTCTAATGCTTCTGTAAATATGACAATAACCCCGAAGAAGGAAGCAACCATTACAAGTAAAAAAGTTGTTAATGGTAGCAAGGTTCTTACAGACAATGGAATTATTGAAGATGTAGAAAACAATACATTCACCTTCACGGCAACAGATAGCAGAGGTTTTACAACTACCACAACAACGGTTAAGCCGATGATTAACTATATCCGTCTAACTTGTAATCTGTCTGATTACCCAATGGACACAGACGGCAATTATAAAATTGATATCACAGGCAACTATTTTAATGGATCTTTTGGTAGAGCAAATAATCATATAAATTTGTATTACCGTTTTAGAAGTGAAGATAGCGAGTTTGGTAATTGGACGCAAGGAACGCCAACAATTACAAATAACACATATAAATTAAGCCTTTCTATGAGTGGGCTTGACTATCTCAAAACCTATTATTTTGAAGCATACGCAGAAGATGCTATGAGTGTTGTTTATTCCGTAGAGCGTGTTGTTAGGGCTGTCCCTGTCTTTGATTGGGACAAGAACGATTTTACCTTTAATGTCCCTGTTTCGTTTAAATCAGGCTTTACGAAGCCTAACAAACTATTATGGCAAGGACAAGTCTATATGAACGAAACCCAAACTATCAATCTAGGCTCAAAAATAAGCACACAAGCGAACGGCATTGTTTTGGTATTCTCAAACTATGACAGCACAACAGGAACAGCAAACAATTATGACTGGCATTGTTTCTTTGTGCCGAAGGGGCTAGTTTCTTTACACGGTGGAACAGGGCATACTTTTAATATGATGTCCCAAGCGTTTGGAGATATTGCCAGCAAATATTTATATATTAGTGATGCTAGTATATCGGGAAATGAAGTAAATACCACAAACGGCACTAGAAACGGTATAACATACAATAACGCTAAATATGTATTGCGTTATGTGATAGGAGTATAAAAATATGGATATTACAATACTATTAGAGATTATAACAACCGTGGGCTTTCCTATTGCTTGCGTTATTGCGTTATTTTGGTTTATCTATAAATTACAGACTGAGAGCGTCAAGAGGGAAGAACGCTATATATCTATCATTGAGGAATACGGCACGAAACTAGCGGAAATTACAAACGCTATCAATGCTATCAATGATAAAATAGATCGGTATCATATGACGGAATAACCGTGATTGGACATTCCATACCCCTTCTGTTATGATGAATGACAGAAGGGGTGATTTTTTTTATGTCTGTTATGAGAATACATAAGACGAAAAATTATACTGTAATGTCAAACAATCATTTCAAAGAGAAGGGAATGAGTTTAAAGGCAAAAGGGCTATTGTCCTTAATGTTAAGTCTGCCTGATGACTGGAATTACAGCGTTTCGGGGCTGGTGAAGTTATCAAAAGACGGAAAAGATAGTGTAATGAGTGCCTTAACCGAATTAGAAAGATTTGGGTATCTATATCGTGTTAAATTGACAAATGAGAAGGGGCAATTTAGCGGGATAGAATATCACATTTACGAAGAACCGCAACAGGATTTTCCTATTGCGGTTTATCCTACATCGGCAAAAGGGAACGAGGGGAAACAGAATGCGGAAAACCCGCCACAATTAAATACTAAACATTCAAATACTAATGAATATAAAATAATGTATGATATAAATAACTATATAGACATTTTGGATAGGGTAGCAGATAGCCAATTAAGAAATCTATTTTGTGATTTCCTAGACAATAGAGCAAGGTTAAATGCTCCACTTACTAGAAAAGGTTTAGAGCATTTAATAGAGCGGGTAAGGGATCTAGCAGGACTAGACACGCAAAAGCAGATAGAACTAGTGCGGACGGCAGTTATTAACGGTTGGAAGAATGTTTATAGCAAAGATGAGGACATAGCAAGCCTAGAACTAGACGAATTGAAAGGCTTCTATCAGTAATATGAAATCCGCATTGTAATAAAAAATTAAAAATCTCCACCAAAAGGCTCTTGAAAGTGGCTTCATAAAGATGTATAATCCTTATGGCACAACGGTTTGCTGAATGCTATATTTCTATGCGGACTTAAAATCCGCCGCCCTATGGGATTGAGAGTTCGAGTCTCTTCGCCCCCACCAGAAGCATTCAGTCCTGAGGCTGAGTGCTTTTCTTTATAAACTTGCAAAAGAGGTGAAAGCTGTGCTTAATGCTGAAAAGTACATGAAAACATTGATTGAAGAACTGAAGGAAACGTTTGGCTCCCGGCTGGCGTATGTCGGACTGCAGGGCAGTTATCTGAGAAACGAGGCAACGGAGGAAAGCGATATCGACCCTATGGTCGTGATTGATGGCCTTTCGGCGGAGGATCTGAAAGCATACAGGTCGATCGTTGAACGAATGGAGTCGCCCGAGAAAAGCTGCGGCTTCCTATGCGGCAAGGCGCAGCTTAAAAA